TCGTATTGGATGTCTGAAAATGGTTTCTTTAGATACACGGGTAAATTGGAATCGATGCAATGTTTAGTGGAAGACTATGTTTATGATGATTTAAATACACGACCTAGAGATTTAATTTTCTGTGGTCTTAATAATTTATTTGGAGAACTTATGTGGTTTTATCCAACTGCTTCATCCGAAGAAGTGAATAGAATGGTGTCTTATAATTATCTGGATTCAACACTACAAAGACCCATATGGGTCAGTAATGCCAATACAGCTTTTGCTCGAACGACTTGGGCTGATTCTTCTGTTTTTGGTAATCCTCATGGGACCGCTTATGCTCCGGATACCGATGTGGCTTCTACGATGGACACTTATGTAGTGGGTAATAATGAAGGTTCAACCACTTACTATCAACATGAAAAAGGAACCGATCAAGTTCTAGCAACGGGTGCCACAACGAATGTCTTAGCCAGCATTGAATCAGGGGATTTTGATATTACTCAAGATAAACAGAGAGGAATTACTTTTAAAGGAGATGGGGAATATCTGATGTCCATTAGACGGTTTATTCCTGATTTCTTAGCTCAAACCGGTAACACACAAGTGACATTGAATTTAAAAAATTATCCAACGGATAGCTATGTAAGCTCTTCTTTAGGACCCTTTACCATTACAACATCTACAACAAAACAAGATTGCAGAGCACGAGCTCGTGCTGTACAATTAAAAATAGAAAATACCGGACAATCCCAAAGTTGGAAACTCGGTACATTTAGATTAGATACACAAACGGATGGACGAAGATAATGCCTTTTAAATCAGAGAAACAAAGACGATACTTATGGGCCAACGAGCCAGAGATTGCTCGTGACTGGACCGATACTTATGGTAGTGGAATCGCTAAGGCTTTAGGGGGAAGGATTGGTTTTCAAGAAGGTGGTTATGATTGGTCTAGTGAGGATAACCCTGAACTTCTTCAACAGATGAATGACGCTGTTGATAAAGCAGTGAATGACTATTTGGGAAAAATTAAATCAGGAGAAATATCTTTCCCTAATAATCTTCAATTGGAAATAGATAAAATAGGCAATAAGACTAGACATGATATAATTCAATCTCAATCTGATCAACCTAAGATATTCTCTGAAACTCTTCAAGAAGGTTTAGATACATCTAATATAAAACAAAAACAAAAACGAAGTAGAGAACAAGAACTTTTAGATGAGATGAACCAAACTCGTTTAAGCGATGAAGACTGGTTAGAGCAGGCAGATGCACGACAGTTAATGGCTTCTTCAGGAATGTTTGGAACTGATGCTAATTATGTAGATAAGATAACTCCTCAAACTCGTGGACCTATGGGTGATGAGATGTGGGCTACACCAAAGGAAGGAATCGCTTCTATAGATCCTCATGGATGGGAATTTGGGAATGAATGGCAAACAGCAGAAGAAGATGATGAATCAGATAATTGGTTAACTAAATTTCAAAACTATGCAATGCCAGCTTATAATTTTATGAGAGGAAACGTTGGAGCCGGGCTAATGGGTCTAGTAAATCCTCTGGCAGGATTAGCTATGTTTGCAGGAGGTAATAGAGGACCGGTTATAAATCCAGCCACACGACAATTTATGAATCAATATAATGTCGGAAGAAATCCACAAACTGGGAGAATGATTGGCGGACCTTTTGCCGGTATGAATGCTCCAGGTACTTCTCTGTTGGGATCTCAAAACCCACAACAGATGGCACAAAAGTGGATGAAGCAACATGGAACAAGGAATTATCAAACTGAATCACAGATAGCTAAACAAAAAGAAATTAGAGACATAGCTGCAGGCAATAGAAATCTTCCCCCAAGTGAAAGGGGTCGTGCAAGAGATCATACAAGAACGGCTGGAATTGGAAGTCCACAATCTAAACAAGGACATGGTGGTTCTGGTCATGTAGGAGCAAGTAGGTTTAACTAATGGCGAAGATAGTACAAATATTAACAAGAGCGAGTAGAGAATACGATTCAGATATAGCTCAGTCCCAGGTAAGAGATTTAGATGCGGTGATCAACAAGCTGAATTCCACTTACCAACAAGATTTAAAAGATGAAGTTAATTC